CCAATGCCAAAGCCAATTAATAAATTAATTCCGGACTTTGATGACGACAATGACGATATGCCAGGCGGAGAAAAAGATTCAATGGATCTTCCAAAAGACCATGACAAAGATCACGTTATGATTAAGTCACTTGATAAAGACGGTGACAGCGATCATGATATGGACGATCATGATATGGAAAAAGATGATAAGGAAGATGATAAAGATAAAGAAGAAGCATACGCAAATGAGCCTGACGAAGAGTATAAAGATATTGATTACATTACTCAAAAAACAGCAGGTGGTATGCATAGACGTAAAGGAACACATCCAAAAGTTGCAGGCGGAGATAATCCTATGCAGAAAGTTGGGGAATCAGACTTACGTGCTTCTATCAAAGACCAATTGCTAAAAGCATTAGAAGAACATAAAGGAGCATAAAGATGGCAGATTTAACACAAGCAACAATCGGCGGCGGTAGTGCAGTATTAGTGGCTGCAAACAGAAAACCATACGCTGATATGACAGCAATACATTACAACGGTAACAAAACTTTAACAGTTTTTGAAGTTGCATGTGGCGCAGCAGTAAATGCTCAAACAGGAAGCGGTTTAGCAATTGAAAGCATTATGCGTATTGTCGAAAAATATTGTACTGTTGTTATTCGTGGCGCACTATATGGTACAAACCAAAAGTTTGCACTTGTAGTTGAGCAACCAAATGATTCATTAGATTATGATGGTGCAGGTGCTGAAACACTTGTTGAGCAAATCGAAGATGAGATTATTGCACTAACTGATTTATCAGGTGCTACACCAGCACAAATTGATTTTACTGGCGTAACTTGCACAGTAAAAACTACACTAGAACTAGCATAAGTTAGTACGTTTTATACTATCCAAATAGGCTCTTCGGAGCCTATTTCCTTCTATAAATACTAGTATGGCAAAGAGTTTAGATGGCGTTCAGATTAAGAAAGCCCATGAAAAGCAAAAATATACACTAGAGGAAGTCAAGCACTTAGAGGCTTGTATGGATCCTATCACGGGTCCATTATACTTTTGTGAAAACTTTCTAACCATTCAACACCCTGTAAAAGGTTCAATGAAGTTTGTACCTTATGGATTTCAACGAGAACTAATTCAAGCATATGCAGAAAACAGATACTGTGTTGCTATGCTACCAAGACAGATGGGCAAGACAACCTGTGCTGCTGGATATTTATTATGGTATACAATGTTTACTCCTGAATCGCAGGTGCTAATTGCTGCACACAAATATACAGGTGCGCAGGACATCATGAACAGATTTAGATACGGGTATGAAACATTGCCTGACTTTGTTCGTGCTGGTATCTATACATACAACAGAAACACAATTGAATTTGATAACGGCAGTAGAATACAAGCAACAACCACAACAGAAGATACTGGACGTGGTAAATCACTTTCATTAATATACTGTGATGAGTTTGCGTTTGTGCAACCACCAGAAAAAGCCAAAGAGTTTTGGACTGCACTTTCTCCTACACTGTCAACAGGTGGTAAAGCGATTGTTACAAGCACACCAAACTCAGATGAAGATCAGTTTGCTATGATTTGGACAGAAGCAAATAAAAAGTTTGACGAATTTGGTAATGACAACGTTGTAGGAACCAACGGCTTCTATCCTTATTTTGCTCCATGGACAGAGCATCCAGATAGAGATGATGCATGGGCAGCAGAAGAACGTTCCAAAATTGGAGACGAACGATTCCGTCGTGAGTTTGATTGCGAATTTTTAATCTTTGATGAAACATTAATTAATAGTGTGAAACTTGCTGAACTTGAAGGCAAAGAACCAATTCAAAATATGGGGCAAACACGTTGGTATAAAAAAATTAATCCTAAAGCAACTTATTTGTTATCACTTGATCCATCACTAGGAACTGGTGGCGACTACTCAGCCATACAGATATTTGAAATGCCTGCAATGGAACAGGTTGGAGAATGGAGACACAATCTTACACCTATACAGCAACAGATAAGACATTTAAAGAGCATCTTAAAATACATTTATGATGAACAAACTGCCGGCGGCAATGCAAATCCTACAATATATTACAGTTGTGAGAATAACACCATAGGCGAAGCAGCATTAGTTGTTATTAAAGATATAGGTGAAGAAAACTTCCACGGGCTATTCCTAAGTGAACCTATGAGAAAAGGACATGTAAGAAAATTTAGAAAAGGATTTAACACCACACACAAAACAAAGATTACTGCCTGTAGCACTTTTAAAAATGCACTAGAAAGAAACAAGTTGAAGATTAATAGTAAACCGTTAATATCAGAGTTAAAGACATTTGTAGCACACGGTGTAGGATACGGTGCTAAAACAGGCGAACATGACGATTTAGTCAGTGCTTGCTTACTAATCATACGCATGGCAAGTCAATTGGCTGATTGGGATCCTAAAATATATGAAAAAATGACGGAGAGAATGACCGAAGACCAGTACCCAATGCCTATATTCATAAGCGGCGGTTTTTGATAAATAATAATATGGATGCAACCAACAACATTTCAACCGATCTGTTCTATAAAATTAGAAGTAGATTTACAGGTTTAAAACTAGGCGAATCAACAGGGCAAATTACAATTAACCCTGAAAATGCTCGTTTCTTTGATTTTGACTACATGGAAAACGATAAAAACATAGGGCATGTAAGCATTAGTTTAGCAGAACCTAATTCAATGAAGGTATACTTTTCGAGTGGTATTACCGAAGGTATGGACCAAGATCAAAAAGGTAATTGGTACGCTTTCCTAAAAGAACTTAGAATGTTTGCAAAACGCAGACTATTGGCATTTGATACTAGAGACATTGCAAAGGATAATTTAGACAAACGTGATTATGCTTTCCTTAGTCAACACTCAACGCCACAATCGGATAACGATACAATAACTAAACCCGTCGGAGAAGCAGTAATGAATGAGAGTAATCTTTATGGAACGAAAACACAAAGTTTCCAAAAGTTGGAAGACACGAGATTAATTATTAAGCACAGCAAGAAACTTGCTGATGACTTTGAACAAAAACCAGGTGATAGAAGTAGAAATATTTCTGCACTATTTGTTGAGAACCAAGACGGTGAAAGATTTAAATATCCTTTTGTTCACTTAGCAGGTGCAAGAGCTATGCAGCGACATGTGGCTAACGGCGGGTTACCATATGATGCTATCGGCGAAAGCATTATTAAAACAAGCGAAGAAATTGCTCAACTAAAAAGTTTTACAAATTACTGTGTACGTAACGATTTAATGAACTCCGACACTAATTCAATTGTTGAACGCAGCAAAGCACAGCTCAACGGGTTAAGAGAAAGAATTGCAAAATTATCTAAACAGGCACATTACGAAAACTATGTAGCAGAATTCCAAGAGCCAGAGGCAATGGAAATACCAGATGATGTAATGAAAGAATACACAGAAAAATTTACAGTTAAAAACTTTAAAGAAGATATTGCTAACGCATTTCCTATCATTTATAAATTAATGAAGGAAGAAGAAACTGTAGGCTATGACGACATAGTCGCAATGACAGGCATGGAAGATGCATTTGATAAGGCAGATAGAATTACAGATCCAGAAGAACTTAATTTATTTGGTCCAGAAGACATAGAAAATAATAGTCAACTAAATGCAGAAGAACTTAAAGACGAGCTAGAAGGCGACATCTATCATTTAATGAATAAAGCCAGTGACGACTTTACTGACAATGATCATATTGCAGATGAAATGGGAGACCACTTTGCCAACATGCATCTTAAAGCCGACGATAAAACATTAAGTTGTTATTCAGCGATGAGAGATATGATTGATGCAGATCCAGCAGACGTTTATGAGACAGGTAAGAAATGTCTTAAAATATTAGGTGCTCAAGAACATCAAGATCAGGAGCAAGGTAACAAAGGACCAAAAGGCCGTCCAGCCGCAGATGCTTATGCTGGTGGTATGGAAGGCTTTGCAAAGTTTGAAAATTGGGTTAATCAACTAGGCGAAGAATCTCCACTAACAACGGCAGACGAAGAACAAAAGTCAGACATGGTTAAAAAACTAAATGGAATGCTTAAGACAGAATTCCAAGCAGGCGTAGAAGGTATTAATGCTATTCAAAGTTTAGAAGGCATTATTGAAGATCCTAAACTAGAGCAAGATATTAAAAAGGCAGAGCCAGAAGCAGATGTTCGTCCTATGGTTAAGGCTTGGGTTGAAGAAAATGCACCAGACGTATTATCCGAATTAGATTTTGGTGATATGATTGATGAGCCAACAGCAGGCGCAGCCGAAGTTGAACCACAACAAGAAGAAGGTGTGACAAGTAAGTTTATGAAAGATCCATCAATGGGTATGAACAAGTATGGACTTGCTGCTATTCAAAAGGACGGTATGTTCTTTAGTATTAAAGATAAGAAAATTACAGGCGGACCATTTGACACTATTGATGAACTTAAAAAGCATCAAGAAGAATTAATGAACAAAGACTCCGATGATGACTACAAAGATACGCAACCAGAGTTAAAAGGTGGCGGTAGTGCATTCAAAGGTTTCAAAGGCAAAGATCCTGAAGCAGATGAACTAAATGATATTATGAAACTGTCAGGCGAATCTTATAGCAAAACACAAGAAGCCGGTGGATATTATGGACAAATGAATGATCCAATAATGTTTAAAGGCAAAGAAGTTGATATGGACAAACTAGATTACGACATGCAAGATGTTAGTGATGAGATGTTTAATGTAAATGCTCCTGTGTATTACACAGACGGTACAGAAGTTGACTCCGGAGATATGGAAGAATTAGAAGGAATGGAAGAATTTCATATGTGGGTTATGCAAGATTATATGGACAATCAAGCACCACAAGAAGGATCAGTTTCAGAAGGTGGTAATGCTTGGGATATGGCACTTACAGGTGGAATGGAAATTATTTCAAACTGTGATAGTGAAGAAGAATGCATTAAGCAACTAGAAGCAGAAATAACAGGCGGCAAAGATGCTGATGATGCATATGCTGATATGATTACCAAAGACTATATCGAAAAAATTAAAAAGCACGGACTTGAAAAAGTAAAACGTGATGTAGACGCTGAAGATGTAATGGGTGAGCCTGTTGATTTAGAAGGACAAGAAACTGAAGGAAACGAATACGGCGATAAAGTTTCGTCTCTTAAAGCACAAGGTGCTAAGAAAGGCACTAAGTTTAAAACATCAGATGGTGAAGAACACACATTAGAAGGTTTAGCAGAATTTATTAAATCTTTTTATGATAGTACTACAGGCACTTTTCCAAAAGGCCCAGAAGGTGTAGCAACAATGGTAGGCAAGAAGTTTGGTGAACAGGCTGAGCAGGTTGCACGTAAGATGGTAGAGAGAATGGCTCCTGCACAAGAACAAGGCGCAGACGAACTAGAAGAACTAGGTAGAATTAAAGATCTTATTAAATTTTAATGATTTTACGTATTGATTTTATACGTAAAGATGTTTAAATAATAGTGTAGTAGGAAACTGCTACACTATTTTTTTTATATAAAGGAAATCAATATGTGGACAAAACCTCAAGCAATAGAGATGAGATTCGGCTTCGAAGTAACGATGTACATAGCCAACCGATAGACAAAGAAGTAGAAGTAGAAGTAGAAGTAGATATGAGCAGACTAATAGAAACATTAGACTGCGAATAAAGAAAGGATCTTCGGATCCTTTCCTTTTGGCTAAACAAAATCACATTTAGTTAAAAATACACTTGACAAGATAAATAAAGTTGCATATAATAGTACGTATGCATAAGGCATAAATGACATTTAAATTAGGCAAACAAAGGAGGCTACAAAATGGCATCATTAGCAGAGATCCGCGCAAAACTAGCGGAACAACAAAATCGCTCATCTGGTAATTCTACTGGAGGCGGAGACAACGCAATTTACCCACATTGGAATATGCAAGAAGGCAAGGAAGCCGTGGTAAGATTCTTACCAGACGGTAACACTGACAACACATTCTTTTGGGTAGAACGTGCGATGATTAAATTACCTTTCGCAGGTATTAAAGGCGAATCAGATAACCGTAACTTAATTGTGCAGGTTCCATGTGTGGAAATGTACAACGATGGTACTACTTGTCCGATTCTAACAGAAGTACGTCCATGGTTTAAAGATAAGAGTCTTGAAGATATGGGTCGTAAGTATTGGAAAAAGCGTTCTTACATTTTCCAAGGCTTTGTAAACGAAGATCCGATTGGTGAGGATTCAACTCCAGAAAATCCAATTAGACGTTTTATTATTGGTCCACAAATTTTCCAAATTATTAAGGGTGCATTAATGGATCCTGAATTGGAAGAATTGCCAACTGATTTTATGAAGGGTGTAGACTTTAGAATCAAGAAAACTTCTAAAGGTGGTTATGCTGATTATTCAACATCACAGTGGTCACGTAGAGAGCGTGCATTGAGCGATGAAGAAAAAGCAGCAGTTGACTCAAACGGTGTGTTTAACTTGTCAGACTTCCTTCCTAAGAAGCCAGGCGAAGTTGAACTTAAAGTAATGAAAGAAATGTTCGAAGCATCAGTAGATGGTGAAGCATACGATATGGACAGATGGGGACAATACTTCCGTCCAGCGGGTGTGTCACAACGTACAGGTGATCCAAACAAAGCTCAAAGTACTCCAGCGGCAACACCAGCGCCAGCGGCGGCACCTGCTCCAGTAGCAGAAACTGCTCCGGCTCCTGCAGCAACTACAGCACCAGTGGCTGAAGCGGCTCCAGCAGAAGGTGGCGACAGTGCTAACAGAGCACAGGACATTTTAGCAATGATCCGTAATAGACAACAATAAAGAGTTTATGAGAGTTCCGGCAAAAACCTCCTTACGGTAACCAGCGAGGTCTCTCATACTTTAACAAAGGAAAGGTAATTATGGCAAAAGCGTTTGACGTAACTAAATTTAGAAAAAGTCTTACAAAGTCTATTGACGGACTTGGTATTGGCTTTAATGATCCTACAGATTGGATCAGCACAGGCAACTATGCACTTAACTATCTTGTAAGTGGCGACTTCCACAAAGGTGTTCCACTAGGCAAGGTAACTGTATTAGCAGGAGAATCGGGTGCAGGTAAATCATATATTGCTGCCGGTAATATTGTAAAATCGGCACAAGAACAAGGTATCTTTGTAGTACTAATTGACACAGAGAATGCCTTAGATGAGAAATGGCTACACGCATTAGATGTAGACACATCTCCAGAAAAGATTCTTAAACTTAACATGAGCATGATTGATGATGTTGCTAAAACAATATCAGAGTTTATGAAAGAATACAGAGATATGGCAGAAGAAGAACGCCCTAAAGTATTGTTTGTAATTGACTCACTTGGTATGTTACTAACACCTACAGATGTTGATCAGTTTAACAAAGGTGATATGAAAGGTGATATGGGTCGTAAGCCTAAAGCACTAACATCACTTGTACGTAATACTGTTAATATGATTGGTAGTTATAACGTAGGTATGGTATGTACTAACCACACATATGCATCACAAGATATGTTTGATCCAGATGACAAGATTAGTGGTGGACAAGGCTTTATATATGCATCAAGTATTGTTGTTGCTATGCGTAAACTTAAACTAAAAGTAGACGCAGATGGTAATAAGACTACTACAGTACAAGGTATTCGTGCTGCGTGTAAGGTAATGAAAACACGTTATGCAAAGCCGTTTGAAGCAGTACAAGTACAGATTCCATATGAAACAGGAATGGATCCATACAGTGGATGTGTTGACTTGTTTGAAGCAAAAGGTTTGCTTAAGAAAGATGGTAATAGACTTAAATATACAGACTTGAATGGAGAAGTCCATTTAGAGTATCGTAAAAACTGGACTGGCGACAAACTAAACATAATTATGGAAGAACTTGGTAAGGAGCCTGAGACTGTAGAACCAGTCGAAGTCGAGTTAGAGGAGATAACTGAACCTGTAGCGGAGTAAGATATGGAAGCAAACATGATAGCAGACATATGGGGTGTCTTAAGCGAGAAGATTGCAGAGAAAGATAAAGCAGAGGCTGCTCAAGAATACGTTAATACATTACTTGATTACGATATTCCTGAGTCAACATTAGAAGGTATGATGGGTATAGATACATATCTTGATGCTGCACTTGAATATGTTCTCGAAGACGAACCAACTGACGAAGAAGAAGATTGGAATTAATATGACAAATTGGTATGATAAAGTTTCTAAAGATGTAAACAATATCCCTGCGGCAGTACAATATTACGAAGCAGAATTATTGCAAGCAAAAAAGGAAACAAATATTACAGGTCGTATTGAAAAAGCATCGTCGGTTATGCCAGCACTTGTTGAAACTCGATTTGGGCAACTTCAAGAAATTGAAGCAATACTCGAATACTTAAACATCGAACTTCGCCGTTTACGTGCAACACATTTTAGAAAATATGTTGAAAATTATCAACGTCAATTAAGCTCAAGAGACGCTGAAAAATTTGTAGATGGCGAAGCCGATGTTGTTGACTTCGAAAAAATTATAAATGAATTCGCACTACTACGTAACAAATGGCTAGGAATAATTAAAGGACTAGACATTAAACAATGGCAGTTATCTAATATTGTTAAACTTAGAACTGCTGGACTAGATGATGCATCACTATAAGTATATAATAAATGGCATACAGATAAGTAACTGTATAAGGAGACTAAATGGCAGAAGTAATAATAGATAATACACAACCACACTTAGGTGGTAATAACGTTTCATTAAACAGACATACATTTGCTCCAGAAGCATGGACATATATTATAGAAAAATATAATATTAGATCAGTACTTGATGTAGGAAGCGGATACGGCCATCATTCAAAATGGTTTGCACAACAAGGATTAAGGTCTTATGCTATTGAAGGTTTACAACAAAATGTAGACAATGCAGTATACCCGACAAGAAGAGTTGACTTAACAGAAGGTAGTTACACTACGGAAGTTGAAATGGTAAATTGTATTGAAGTAGTAGAGCATGTCGAAGAGAAATATATTGATAACTTATTAACAACATTAACGTGTGGCAAATATATCTTTATGACTCACGGTATTCCCGGACAACGTGGACATCATCATGTAAACTGTCAATGGCAAGAATATTGGATAGAACATATGGAAGCCCGAGGGTTTAACTATGCAGAGGCAGATTCAAAAGAAATAAGAAAACTATGTACCGGCACAAAACAAAATAATGAAAACGGTAAGCATATTAATGAAAGCGGACTGTTTTTCATAAGAAAGGAAAAATAGATGGGATACAAACCCTCTTATCTTAATTGGATGAATGATCATATTACTCCAATTTATCCAAACACATACGGATTAAAGATGCTAGAACTTGGTAATCAAGTTATTCGTCCAGACAAACAAATACACGAAACTACGGGCAAGGCATATTTTACAAGACTAGGTTACGAGCATACGTCAGTTGATCTTAATGGATTAGACGGTGCGCTAGTAAAAGATTTGTCTAAACTTGAAGACTTTACTGAATTCAAAAATTATTTTGATGTAATTACAAATGCCGGAACAATAGAACATGTTGAACCATACGAGTCTCAACATACTGCATTTTTAAACGTTCATAATAGTTTAAAAATTGGCGGCATAGCAATACACATTGGTCCTGAACTTGGAGTAACAAAGCCTGGACATTGTCAATATTATTACGATATTCCTTTTTGGGATAATATAACTAATTATTCTGATTATACTTTTTTAGGAACTGCTTTACTATCTCGCTGGCGCTTATACGCTGTAAGAAAAACAGGCGATAAATTTATCGATGCTGATCAATTACATTCTAAGATTCATAGAATGGAAGGCCCAAAAGGCGGCATGTATATAGACGGCAAAGATAAAAAAGCAAGAAGTAAATTAAAGACTTAATATGTGCGGATTTGCAGCCACAAATTATAGTGATCCGATAACCTCAAATAAACATTGTCAGAACCGAGGTCCTGACATGACTACTGCTGAAAAAATCCGTGGAGTATATTATCTACATAATTTGTTACATATTACAGGTGAGTTGACTCCTCAACCGTTAATAAAAGATGATGTAGTATGTGTCTTTAACGGAGAAATTTATAATTATACATCATTTGGAAATTATAATAGTGACAGTGAATGTATTATAGATCTATATAATACTAAAGGCGAACATTTTGTAAAAGATTTAGACGGAGAATTTGCATTATGTTTAATTGATTACAAGAAACAAAAACTAATTATTTCTGTAGATACTTTTAGTTGCAAACCACTTTGGTATGAAATGAGAGACGATAAATTTTGTATTGCATCATACAATAGTCAACTAGATGGATTAGGATTTAAGAATGGCAAAAAACTTAAATCAAATACAACACTTGTTTTTAATTTATCTACACTAACACAACTTACTAGTTATGAAAACAGAACATTTGATATAAAACAGCACAAAACAACATTTGACGATTGGTTAACAGCATTTAGTAATAGTATTCGTAAACGAACTGCAAATACAAAACAAGGTATGTTTGTAGGTTTAAGTTCAGGTTATGACAGTGGTGCTATAACCTGTGAGCTAGAAAAACAAAATGTTTCCTTTAAAACATATTCCATACTTAATACAGAAAATCCTAAAATTATGGAAAGAAGATTAAAACTAGTTACTAATGCAGAAGCATTTAATCTTACTACAGACGAATACAATCATTGGCAACAAGAGCTAGATAATAACTGCGAAGATTTTATTTACGGCACTGGCAAAAAGAAATATAACATAAAAGAAGATCAAGCATCAAAAGGCCTAGCAGCAATTTGTCATAGGGCTAATAAAGAGAAAAGAAAAATTTATTTCTCAGGACAGGGTGCAGATGAAATTATAAGTGATTACGGATTTGGTGGGGTTAAGAAATATAAACACAGCGGCTTCGGTGGACTTTTCCCTGAAAGTTTAGATGGATTCTTTCCTTGGCAAAGTTTTTATGACGGAACACAAATAAAATATCTTAATAAAGAAGAATATGTAGCAGGACATTTTGGAGTTGAAACTAGATATCCATTCCTTGATAATGACTTAGTACAAGAATTCCTTTGGTTATCTCCTGCATTAAAAAATAGTGTATATAAAAGTTGTTTACACGAATACCTTACTAGAAACAATTTTCCTTTTAAACCTTCTGAAAAGAAAGGGTTTAATGTTGGACAAAAAAAGAAAAAGCACAAAACTCTTTAATTTTATCTCCCATTAACTACGCACATAAATACTACTATGAAAACCATAGTATTAGTAACAGGTGGGTTCGACCCACTGCATAGTGGACACATTGAATATTTCAAAGCAGCAAAAGAACTAGGAGACGAACTAGTTATTGGATTAAATTCTGATGAATGGCTGACTCGTAAAAAAGGCAGACCATTTATGACATTCAAAGACAGGTGTGCTATTATCAACAGTTTAGAAGTTGTTGATAGAGTATTGTCATTTAATGACGATGACGATAGTGCATGTGGTGCAATATATAAACTAATGGCGACAACAGCAGATTGTAATTATGTTTTTGCTAATGGTGGTGACAGGACAGATTTAACGACACCTGAGAGCAAAATTTACGGCGATCATCCTAATATAGAATTTGCATTTGGTGTTGGTGGTACAAACAAAATGAATTCAAGTAGTTGGATTCTAGACGAATGGAAGACACAAAAGACAGAAAGAGATTGGGGATATTGGAGAGTGTTAGATCACAATCCAGAAGCAGGATACAAAGTAAAAGAGCTTGTAATATATCCAGGTAAAAGTTTAAGCGACCAAAAACATTTTAAGAGATCAGAAGTTTGGTCAATACTTCAAGGTGTTGTAAAAATTAAAACAGAATGGGATAATAGAGTAGATGATGTGCATTTATTACCACATACAAGATCATATGAAATAGATAAAGAAGTTTGGCATCAAGCAAGTAACCCTGGCGGTGTGAATGCACATGTGTTAGAGATACAATGGGGCAGCGAATGTATAGAAGAGGATATAGAAAGACGTGAAACGTAATTGGATTTTTATAAGCAAAGGTAATCAAGACCCTTATATAAATGACTTTGCAAGAGGTTGTGGTGTAATGACTGTAGACTCTAACAACTTTGATTATGACGCTTCTGAAGATCCAATTGTATTACGAGGTATTCTAAAAAAGAAATGGATACGTAAATGCTGGAAAGATGGTAGAGATTTTTATTATATGGATACAGGATACTTTGGTAATGAACAAACAATAAGTAATCCTAATGGTTGGAAGTATTGGCACAGAATTGTTAAAAACGATTTACAACACAACGATATAATAAAACGCCCTTCTAACAGATTTGATTCGTTTAAAAAAAAGTTTAACCCGTGGAAGAAAGACGGAAGAAAAATTTTAATTGCAGCACCCGACGAAAAACCAATGAAGTTTTATGAAAAAGATTTAGAACAGTGGATAGAAGATACAACTGCTGAATTAAAAAAGCATACCGATAGACCTATAGAAATAAGATCAAGAAGTAAAAATAGGATAGATAGAGTTGTAACCGATACTCTACAACAAGCACTAGATGATGATGTATACGCACTAGTTACATTTAATAGTAATGCTGCTGTAGAATCAGTATTTCATGGAATACCAGTATTTCCGTTAGCACCTACAAGTGCTGCTTCTCCTGTCGGTTCAAAAGATTTATCTCAAATAGAAAATCCGTACTACCCGGACAAAGATAAATTATACGAATGGGGTTGTCATTTGGCTTACGGACAATTTCATATGAGTGAGTTAAAAACAGGTAAGGCTAGAAGGATATTAGAACAATGAAAGTATTTGTAGGATACGATACAAGAGAAGATATTGCATATCAAGTATGTAAGCACAGCATTATTGCAAGAAGTAAAGAGGCTGAAGTAATTCCTCTTAAACAACAAGAACTAAGAGATGCAGGATGGTACAAAAGACCCATTGATAAATTAGCATCAACAGAATTTACGTTTACAAGATTTTTGATACCAGAACTAACTAACTTTAAAGGTTGGGCAGTGTTCATGGACAGTGACATGATATTAACAACAGATATTGCAGAACTGTTTGAACAAGCAGATGACAAGTATGCTGTTATGTGTGTACAACATGATTATAAAGTAACTGAAACTACAAAGATGGATGGTCAAAAACAAACAATCTATCCACGTAAGAATTGGAGCTCGATGGTATTATGGAACTGTGGACACCCTAGTAACAAAGTTGTTAATCAAGACTTTGTAAACGAAACTGAACTCAACGGAGCATATATGCATCGCTTTAGTTGGTTAAAAGATGAAGAAATTGGTAGCATTGATCACACATGGAACTATCTAGTAGGTGTATATGATGATATTGAAAAACCAAAACTAATTCATTACACAGAAGGTGGACCGTGGTTTGAAAATTATAGAGACTGTGAATTTCATGCTGAATGGAAAAATGAATTATTTAATATGATGGAAGACGAGGTTTAATGGCAAACAAACTTAGTTTAGAAGAATCACTAGTTATAGGTTCTGGCGGTAAGTTAACTACAGACCCTAAAGATACTTCTAAACCTCTTGTTGTTAGAGGCGTAATAAAAAAAGATCATGTAAATGCATGCATCAAAGCAGGCAGAGATTTTTACTATATTGATACAGGCTATCTTGGTAACTTTGTTAGTAAAGGAAATCCAAGCGGTAAAAAACTTTGGCACAGAGTAGTTAAAAACGAAAACCAGCATTCTAAAATAAGAAATGTTCCAACTGACAGATGGCAGAAACTACTAGAACAAGATCCTAGTCTTAGTTGGTCTGGATGGAAAAATAATAACAAGAAAATTTTATTAGTTTTACCTAACCCCAAAGCATGTAGATATTATGGAATAGATTATGATACGTGGGTAAAAGAAACTACTTCAAATATTGAAAAGTATAGCAACTTACCAATTGAAGTAAGAGTAAAAGGATCAAGATCCGCAAGAGTAAAAGAATACACAATATACGATGCTTTAGACAGCGGAACATATGCAACAGTAACTATGAATAGTATGGCTGCAATGGAATCTGTAGTACATGGTGTTCCTGCATTTGTAAGTGTTCCGTGTGCCGCAAGTCCTTTAGCATCGCATAACATTGAAGATTTATCAAACCCATTTAAGCCAACCCAACAAATAATTGAACAACAATGTGCAAGTCTAGCCTACGGGCAGTTTACTATTGAAGAAATAGAAAACGGTACAGCATACGAACTAACGGAAGAATATTCATGAAACTTTTATTAAACAATAAAGAAATTGCAAATTTTTTAATAAGTTTAATAAATTTGGAAAAGCAAGTAGCAAAAAGAATTGATGAAGTAACAGATTTTAATTTGAACGAAGTTACTAACGCATTTGCAGAAAGAGAGTCAGAACGTAAACGTCGTGCTATGTTAAAAGGACAAGATTTTATTCCACCAAAAGATCATATAGATGATGCTGGCAAGAACAAACTCTACGAAAAAATATTTAAAGGTGTAAGTAGAGATCTAGAGTTATATGTTAGAACTATAAAAGAAGAAAGAGGAAAAACTAAACAAGATATATTTCACGGAGTTCACAGCAATATAGAAACATTTATAGAAAGATTAGGTAAAGAATATATTTTACAAAAGTATCAAAAAAGCCCTTATAAAGATTTTGTAAAAGGTACAGGTAATACGTTAACAAAGAACCCTCAACTAATAAGAAGAAAAGAGTTTAAAAACTACAAAGAAGATTGCTTAATTAGGAATACTGTAGGTAATGAAGAACTATTAGTAACGAAAATTGATAAACAATATCCTATGTGGTTTATAGATAGTGGTTATACAAATTTTCTAGAACCAAATAAAAAATGGCATAGACTAGTTCGTAATCATATGCACTTTGGTAAATCATTTGATGCACCTACAAGTAGATTGAAGAACTTTCCTATTTTTCCTGTGCCGTGGCGCAAGAATGGTGAGATAATTTATGTGATAGAACCTGGACCATTTGCAGCAAATGTTTTTCATATAAATTTAAAAACATGGAAGTATGATGTTGCTAAAGAATTAAGAAAATACACAGACAAACGTATTGTATTTAGAAAGAAAGCACCTCTTAGACAGCGTCCTAAGTTGATTAAGCAGTTATTAGACGAGGATTATTGTTGTGTAGTAAGTATTAATAGTAATGCTGCTACAGAAGCAATATGGGCTGGTATACCTGCAATAACATTAGGAACACATATAACTAATCCTGTAACTAGAAACAAACTTAGTGATATAAACGACCTATATTATGGAGATATATCTAAATGGTTGTGCATGCTAAGTTATAGCCAGTTTACCAAAGAAGAACTAATAAATGGAACAGCAAAAAGGATAGTTGATAAGTATCATGGCTAATTTTACAGCAGTGGCATATTTTGGAGGTATTCCTCCTAATAACAATAATCCAGAAAAACCGTTAATACTTAATAACTTCCTACAAGGAGTACAAGTAACTGGTGATCGTGCAATTGCACATCAGGGTTTCAATACTATTGATTGTGATGTTGCACTTATACAAGGATTTGTTCATGAACACGGTAAGACAGCACCGCACTTGCAGTTGCGACAGCGTGCAGTAGAACAACAGAAACAAACAGGTAAAAGAAGTTTGATAGTTGATAGTAATTTATTTCTTTATGCTGATCCTGGCAATACTAAACACTACCTAAGATATAGTTTTGACGGAGTATTTCCTACTACGGGTTATTATTTTACTGAAGAAGTTGATCCGACACGTTGGCAAAAGATTAGTGCTAATCTCGGACTTAGTTTAAAACCATATAGAAAAACTGGTAATCATATACTAGTATGTTGTCAACGCAACGGTGGGTGGAGCATGAAAGGTATTCCTGTACAAAACTGGTTAGATCAAACTATCAAACAAATACAAACGTTCACTGATAGACCTATTGTTGTAAGGCCTCATCCTGGTGATAAGAAATGGCGTAACTATCTTTTACTTAACAAGTATAAAAATGTTACATTAAGCACACAACATGTACTACAGGATTTACAAAATGCTTGGGCAACAGTATTGCACAATAGTAGTCCAGCAGTTGCAAGTTCAATTGAAGGTGTACCTGTATTTTTAACTAATGCTCAAGAAAGCCAAGCAGCAGATGTTTGTAATACTAATCTAAAAAGTTTAGAAGATCCAAAAATGTTTGATAGACAAGCATGGATTGAAAAACTTTCTATGTGTCATTGGAATTTTGATGAATTAAGATCCGGTGAAGCCTGGCAGTTTTTTAGAAAATTTATTTAAACTGTTGCCAATAAGGTTCTGTTCTTGGAACTTTTAAATCGTCTCTTTTACTTTGTCCAAGTTGTTTTCTACCACCTTTAAGATGATCTAGATATGCACCCCACTCGCAGTTTATTAGTGGATGACCTTCACCTGTACTCATACCCGGTCGTGGTCTAATATCATTTAATGATGCTGCCCAATCAGTTTGTTTAAAATTAGAGAAGCGTGTTCTTACACCGTCAAATACAAAACTATCATGCCATTCTGCCATTGAAAAGATGCCGCCATTACCTTCTGCATCATCATATACACGTTGAAATTCTTTTAAAAAGTTTATAGTGTTTTCAGAAGTTAAACGCATAGCGTATAATCCGCATTCACTATATTTTCCTTTTCTTCCTAAGTAACAAAGTTCTTGCTTATCTGGTAGTAACCTTGATATTTGTTTTTCTGATATAGGACTGTGACAAATAGTATCTGCATCCATCCACATTAACCATTCCGTATTGCATTCTTTTGCACAAGAAAAAATACTATAAACCTTGTGTGCAAAACGAACAGCATGCCATTTAAATCCCTTGCCGCTGTCTTTTCTTTTACTTCTAATTGGATCAGCACTAACATCACCATTTGCTTTAGGTACGCCTTTCCATTTATTTTTAAATGCTACAAGCTCAGGACTAGATTGATGTAAGTCTTTAACAATTAAGTTTGGTGCAGATTCAGTTACTGTGCAATCTTCTGCGTACACGTACAACTTAATACTACTAGGCCAATTTTTTAAGAACGATTCTATCATACGTTTTCCATAGGTATCGTAACCCTGCTTATGAAAAGTAGTAATAACTGTTACATTCATTTTAAACTCCTCTTGAACTCCACTGATGCATATATCCTAACTGTGCAACTGCTACATATCCTAATTGATATAAGACTTTAGTATATTTCCTTTCAAGTACATCGTTACCTTCAACAAACACATCAGGGCCTTTAGTTAGTAAAGGAGATATATTATCTATAAATTCTACTTTATCCAAATCAATAAAAACTCCACTTACGTTGGCTAACTGAAATACACTTTGAAAATCTTTTCGTTGTATAAGATTTTTTACTTTAAGTTCTAATGTACTTTCTAGTACAAACACTGTATTAAACATACCTAAAAAGTCTTGAATATGTCCAAAGCCGTCTCCGATCACAAGGCAGTCGTTTGGATGATTTCTTATGTTTTTTGATAATCTTTTTTGAAATTTATTCATTCTAAACCATTAAATACTACTATATTTATTGGAGACATCATGCGTTTCAAACTTTTCCGACAGCACGGAGCACTAAACAGTCCTAGCATATTTGATGCATTTGAACAAGGACTTAAAGCACAAGGACACCAAATAGTAGATAATAACGAAGATGTTACTGTTATTTGGAGTGTGTTGTGGCATGGAAGAATGAGTCCTAATCAACAAATTTACGAAGCATGTATTGCACAAAATAAACCTATTATAATTATAGAAGTAGGTAATTTAAAAAGAAATGAAACTTGGCGTATATGTCTTAACCATATCAATGGCTTAGGAGAATTTGGTGCTAACGAGGATATCGATGTAGACAGACCTAAGAAGTTAGGATTACAAATGTCTTTACCTAACGTCAATAGAAGCAACAAGATATTAATTGCTACACAGCACGAAAAAAGTTTGCAGTGGAAAGGTATGACTTCTATGACTGATTGGACTATGCAAACAATAGATAAGATTAGAAAAATTACAAATCGCCCTATTGTTATTAGGCCGCATCCAAGGTCGCCGATGCCTGGTATTGAACATGAATTTACAAATGTAACAAGACAGCAACCTATACAAGTAAGTGGCACATATGATAACTTTGATATTGTATATAATTATCATGTAGTTATAAATCATAACAGTGGACCTCCGATACTTGCTGCAATTGCAGGCACGCCGGTAATTACAGACAAGAGCAGCCTAGCATATCCTGTAAGTGATACTATAGATAATATTGAAGACCCTAAACTGCCTGATGATAGACTTTTATGGTTTACTAAACTTACACATTGTGAGTGGACAGTTGAAGAAATTCAACAAGGTATTCCTATCAAACGATTAGAAAAGTTTATTAAAACGCAAGTAAGTCATTGACTTCTTAGCTCAACTACGTTATAATAACAATATGTTAAACAAGTTTTTTATTGAAGAAATATTCTTGGAATTTTATTCCACTATGCAAGCAAACCGTCTTGGTATGCAACCTCATGATTTAAGAGCAGCATCTAGTTTTAATTTAACATTAGCAGAAGGTAAAGATATTACAGAAAAGCAAGGTGCATACATTTTAAAAATACTTACAAAGTATAGAAATACTTGCGCTCAGTTTTACGATTATAGAGACTTATTAGAAAATCCTGTATGGGCTAAACCTTTTAGAACAGTTGATAACAGAAAACTAGTATGGGTTGAACAAGACGAAGATAAAACGCATTGGATTTGCTTAAAGTTTCCTTTTGCGTTTAAGGCAGAGTTTGATGAAAGCATTGGAAAATCTGATGAATACATGATTGCTAAGAGTCTTTGGGATCAAGAAAGAAAGGTTAGAAAATTATCGTTGTATGATTTTAATCTAGTAAATCTAATTGAGTTTTTAAAAAATAAAGACTTTGAAATAATGGACAGTGCAATTGAAGCACTATCACAAGTTGAAGAAATTTGGAACAATCAAGATCAATATTTAAAAACAATGTCAGATATAAATGGCGAAATTAGATTGCATAATGCTGTTGATGAAACACAAAGGTACTTTAATAAGCATAAAAATAATAGGACAAATAATGATTTGATGCTTGCTAAAAATTTAGGACATCTTTATTACGGAAAGAAAAGTACAGTTTGGAAAAAAATAGCAAGTAATAAAACAAATATATTTCATTGTAGTGATATACAAAAATTTCTAAAAATATGTTATGGAGTTACAGGAAAAATTGTTATTTTGCTAGACAAACCTTTACAAAATGCTCCTGATCATGCAATTGAATGGATTAAACAATTAGCAGATAACATTGATGCAGGCGGTTATAATAAAATAGATTTTAGAGTTTGCTTCAGACCTAGTAACAAAACGGATAAAGATTTTAACAATTGGGTAAGCGAAAATGGCTTCGGCGGCAAGATTGATACTGCTAAATTTTTAATATTCAGAGAAAAGCCTGCAAAGTGGTTGTTCAAAGACGAAAAAGATGTTATAATAGTTGCAAGTAACGAACTTCTACCTGGACTAAATTCAAGTGGTAAAGCAATGCTTAAATCACATCCTTGTGTAATATACATCGGTGATTATAAGCCTGTTAAACAATATGGAGAAACAATAGTTGAACTGTAAGTTAATTATAAAAGACGAAGTAAACGTAAAGTTTGAAGGACTTGCTGTTGAAACACGCAGAAAGATTGTAAACAAACTTAAATTTGATTTACCTTATGCACGTCATATGCCTGCCTTTAAACTAGGCAGATGGGACGGCACTGTCAGTTTCTTTGGTATTGGTGGTAATGGATTTGTAGCACATCTTGACATTGCATTGCCTATAGTTGAAGAGTCAGGATATGATATAGAAGTAATAGATCAGCGCAATCCTACTAAATTAGACTTTGAGAAAATTACAGAAAATTATTGGGCCGACCAAGGTATATGTTGGCCAGAAGGACATGCTGAAGCAGGCAAGCCTGTTATTCTTCGTGATTATCAATATGATGTAGTTAACAAGTTTTTAGAAAATCCACAAAGTTTACAAGAAGTAGCAACTGGCGCAGGTAAAACAATTACAACTGCTACCCTTTCGCATCTATGCGAGCCTTATGGTCGTACAATGGTTATTGTGCCAAATAAAAGTCTTGTTGTGCAAACTGAAGAAGATTATAAAAACTGTGGATTAGATGTAGGTGTATATTTTGGTGATAGAAAAGAATTAAATCATACACATACTATTTGTACATGGCAAAGTCTTAATGTGTTAGATAAGAAAAAACATGATACTGATAGCCTAACACTTGCTGAATTTACTGAAGGAGTAAGTGCAGTAATCATAGATGAAGTGCATCAAGCAAAAGCAGACGTACTGAAAAAACTACTTACCGTAAACTTTCGTAATGCTCCTATACGTTGGGGACTAACTGGTACAGTGCCTAAGGAAAAGTGGGAGTTTCAAGGCATACTTGCAGGAATTGGTCCTGTAATTAATAACGTATCGGCACACGACTTGCAGGAACGAGGTGTGTTGGCAAAACTTGATATACAAATTGTACAAACAAAAGACATTGAAGAATTTAGAAATTATCAAGAAGAATATACATGGTTAGTTACAGATGAAAAGCGATTAACATATATTAGCAATCATATTAAGAAAGTTGCAAACAACGGTAATACACTTGTACTTGTAAACAGAATAGACACAGGTAATAAGTTAATAAAAAATATACCAGATGCTACATTTATCAAAGGGGATGTAAAACTTGATGACCGTAAAGAACAATATGACGAAATTAAAACAAGTGATGGCAAAATCATTGTTGCTACTTACGGAGTTGCCGCTGTGGGTATTAACATTCCTAGGATTTTTAACCTTGTTCTTATTGAGCCTGGTAAGTCTTTTGTTCGTGTTATTCAGTCAATTGGCCGCGGTATACGGAAAGCAGAGGACAAAGATTTTGTCCAGATTTGGGATATAACTTCTACTTGTAAATATGCAAAAAGACATCTTACAGAAAGAAAAAGATTTTACAGAGAAGCAAAATATCCACACTCAGTAACAAAGGTAGATACATGAAAGTAAGCAACGACATAAAGATAAAACATGATGTAAAATTTACATCAGTTACTAGCGGAACAAGAGAGCACTTTGTTTCAGATATTGTAAAGAATAATAACTTAAAATTAGGTGCAGAAATAGGCGTACGAACAGGCAAAACAACTTTTCACATTTTAAATAATAATGTACAGTGTGAAATGTATGCAATAGACAAAGATATAAACCAATTCTTTAATAATAATGTAAAAGAAAAATACGGTTACCGTTTAAAAACATACGAAACAGATAGCAGAGTATCTCCAGATTTTGTCGAAGATTATTCTTTAGACTTTTTCTTTATCGATGCTTCGCACACATACAAAAACGTTAAAAAAGATTTACAAGCCTGGTTACCTAAACTTAAACCTACAGGTTGGATGATGGGTCATGATATCGATTATCCATCTGTAGAAGCAGCAGTAAAAGATGTTATAGGATACTACGAAGTTGGTCCTGATAATGTTTGGTTTGCCAAACAAGACAAGGTATACACAGGAATACAGGAGAACTAATGAGAATATTAACCTTAGAGAACAAAGCATTTGACTTGAATGAATTGCCAGAAGAAGTTGAAGCAGATGCTAGATTTAGTGTGTTGGATAATTCGGATCCTAAGAATCCGGACTTCTTTTTCCAACCACTTATATTTTTAGAATCATTTAACAGCCCAGCCATACTGATGAAAATTGGTGGGCATGAAGTTAAGATGCCTTTAGATTGGTCAATACTAGTTGGAGATAGTGAAAGCGGGTCTGACCCAGAAATATTGCCGCTTACATCTATCAACGAAAGAGGATTTGAAGCATTTGTTTTTAATCCAATTAAAGGATATAAATTAGATTATACTGATATAGAAATAATTAACATCTATCAAGATGTTAGATGGTATTTTCCTAAAATGAAAAACGGACAATTACTATCAGTACCACTACACAACGAGTACAACCCACCATGTGCATTTTTTGTAAAAGAAATAAGCAGACAATCAGAAATAGTTTCTGTGGGAGATTTGATGTGATAAGTATTGATAACGCCGAAAAGAAAAGGAAGGTATATGACTATGAAAGCAGGTAAAATATGGGGACAAACAGAACTCATTCATGCGAACGGTGTACTAGAGTTTCATCGTATTGAATATAAAGCAGGTTATAAATGTTCAGAACACGAACATCAATATAAATGGAACGGATTCTTTGTTGAATCGGGCAAGATGATTGTACGTGTTTGGCAAGATGCTGATCAAGAAGGACTAGTAGATGAAACTATTCTCGAAGCAGGTGAATTCACACAGGTAAAGCCAGGAAAGATACATCAGTTTGAAGGACTAGAAGATGGAGTTGCTTTTGAATTGTACTGGGCTGAATTTAATCATGACGATATTGTTAGACGCACTGTCGGAACTAAAATTAAAGGTAACAAATGAAAGTAGGAATAATAGGTTACGGTTGGATAGGAAAGGCAACACAAAAACTCTTTCCAGATGCACAAGTATATGACAAATATATAGAAGGGTATACGAAACCTTTAGAAAATTGTGACATTGCATTTCTTGCTGTACCTACTCCATGGAATCAAGGAGACGGACTAGATTGTTCTGCTGTAGAAGATGCAATAGCAACATGTGGTGCTGACTTTATTGTAATTAGAAGTGCAACACAGCCAGGATTTGCAGACGAAATGGTTAAGAAATACAAAAAGAAAATAGTTGTACAACCAGAATACCTAGGCGAAACACCTAATCATCCTTTCTTACAGATGGATTCAAGACAGTTTATGATTATAGGCGGTGAAGCAGAAGATAGAAGAAAAGTTATTGAATGCTATCAACAAGCCTACAATGCAAACGTCACTATTAGACAAGTAACAAGATACGAAGCAGAAATTATTAAATTTACAGAAAATCGTGCAATATTTTACAAGGTTATGCAGTGTCAAGAACTGTATGATGCATGTGAAGCAGCAGGAGTAGATTACTACACAATACGTGATGCAGTTTACGGTGACGACCCAAGACAAAACTTATGGTTCAGTTTTGTGTTTCCTAAAAATAGAGGAGCCAACAGTAAATGCATTCCTAAAGACATTTACGGATGGTGTGCATGGGCAGAAAGCGTTGGTGTTGATCCTAAAGCAACAAAATCTTTACTAGAATACAATCAGTTTTTGCTCGGCAAAGATTAATCAGAAATGATTAATAAAATTACCACAGTTATAGCAGGCGATGCAAATTTTAAAAAATATGTAGACAAAGCAGTTGCATATTCTAAAAATGTTGGATATGATCCTGTAGTTTATGATTTAGGCGGACTAGGTTACGGAACTCCTTTCAATGCAAGGGTAAGTCCTAAAGTCGGAGCAAAAATACCGTCGAAACCAGGCCTAATTATGGAAACTTTGAAGACTGTCAACGACGGCGATTACGTTGTGTGGCTAGATGCTGACGCACTTATAGAACAACCTATAGATGAAATAATGTTTGACTATGATATAGGTGTTACAGTAAGACAACCTAAACAAATTGAAAATAGTTTGCCTATAAATGCAGGAATAGTGTTTGTAAGAAAAACAAAGGCTGCTTTAGACTTCGTAGAACGATGGATGACACTGTGTGAGACAGGTATAAGCGACCAACAAGAACTAAACAAGTTGTGCAAAGTAACAACTGAACATACAGACACCACAGTAATTAGAGGATACGTAAGAATACGTGTGTTTCCTTGTAAAATCTATAATAATTTTTATTTTGCAAAAAAGAAAGTACCGCATGCAAAAATAAAACATTATAAAAGTAAACTAAGACATCTTTGGCCGGAGTAAACATGAAAATATTAGTAACAGGTAGTAACGGATACATAGGAAAACATTTATGTAAAATGTTACATGGAAAGTATGAATTACATGGAATTGATCTAGACGATGAAAGCCATACAGCGTATCTTACTAAGTATTTTCCAATTAATATTGATGAAAAATTTCAATTGACAGATGAATACGACTGTGTAATACACCTAGCAGCCTTAGTAAGAGTTGGAGAAAGTGTTAGCCACAGGTCAAGATACGAAAAAACAAATATAGTTGGAACACGCAACGTTTTAAACGGAGCAAATTACAAAAATTTTGTATTTGGATCAACTGGTGCTGCTGCAACACCTACATCTCCTTATGCTCTAACAAAATTAATGGCAGAAGGCGAAATAGAAGAAGTGTGTACCAATAATAACAAGCCGTACACTATGTTTAGATTTTATAATGTAACTGGTACCGATGGATTTGCTGCAACCAATCCAGATGGTTTGTTCTTCAAACTAAATGAAGCCATTGAAACTGGTGAATTTTCAATTTATGGTGGAGATTATGAAACTAGAGACGGTACAGCAATACGTGATTATGTACATGTCAACGAAATTTGCAATGCATTAGAAAAAGCAATTACTGCACCTTCCAATTCTATAGAAAATTTAGGACATGGTAAAGGTTATACAGTAAAAGAGATAGTAGACACTTTCAAAGAAGTAAACAAAGTGGAATTTGACGTAATTATTGAAGATAGACGTGAAGGAGATCCTCCAAAAAACGTTTTGGACTCAGTTTCAATTTATATGGAAGAACTTTACACATTGGAAGATTATCTAAAAATTTAATTGACAAACACTCTTTGTCATGTTAAAATAAAAGAGTAAATTTAACTAAAAGGAGAAGGTAATGCTTCATAAAATTAGTCAAATGTGTGATAAAGTTAATGTTATGTACGATAAGTCCATGGTACTTAGACGTCTGAAATACGACACTCCAAAAGATCAAAGAGACAACGATCAAATAGATATGTTGGTTCAAGACATACAAGCACTAGCACGTGATATTGCAAATGACCAGTCGCCATATACAAAGTTGGATGACTAAGATATACGAATCTCCAGATAACGGAGAAACAATATTTGAACGTGATACAGAAACTGGAGTTAGAATCTGTATTGAAAAGAAAAAATATCCTGATTGGTATTTGGACGATCATGATTTTTCTGAAATACAGCATCTTGCAAATAGGGGAAATAAGGCCTTGCAAAAAATGCTAAAAGAACTTAAACTAATATACAAATTGTCGAAGGATAGTGATGAGTAAAGACGCAAAATTAAAACTAAATGAAATACTTGGTGCTATTGATCTCAACGCAAAAGAAGTATGGGATGATTTGTCAGAAGAGCAACGTAAAAGTATTGTTTTCTTCACGCTTAACCGCTATATAAGCAACGTACAAGGGTCTAGAGAAGATAAGGAGCACTTTGTACTGCTAGGCAACGAACGCTTTAATAAGAACCTTTTCCTGCTGTTAAACAAGCATAATAAATTACTATGGCAACTAGCATGTAGTTGTGGTCATGAGTCAAAAAAGGTGTTTTTCCATAAATGGATGAAACTAACAAAAAGCAAAAACAAAAAGGCAGAGTTTTTAGGCAAACTGTATCCTAATATGAAACAGGTAGATTTGGATGCAATGAGTGAAATTACAACAGATAAAGAGATCAAAGAATACTGCAAAGAATTAGGCTGGGATAAGAAAGAAATCAATGCAATCAAATTATAAATGTCCATACTGTGGTAAGTCATTTTCAAAAGAGAAGACTCTGGCAGTACATGTGTGTGAACCGAAAAGACGTCATTTATCTAAAAACGAAAAGCATGTTCAACTGGCGCTTTTGACATACCAACGATTTTATGAAATTAGTCAACAACAGCAAGGTAAGACATTTGACGAGTTTGTGAAGAGTCCATACTATAATGCGTTTGTAAAGTTTGGAAGTTTTATGTCTAACGCTAACCCTATATACCCAGAAAAATTTATAGACTTTGTTATAAAGAGCGGAGTGAAACTAGATCATTGGTGCCGTGATGAATTATATGATACATATCTAAAAGAATTATTAAAAATTGAACCTGCTGATGGTGCAATACAAAGAACAATAAAAACTATGATGGATTGGGCAGACGATAATGAAGCAACATGGAATCATTATTTTAGTTACTGCAATCTAAACAGAGCAACACACGATATTAAAGAAGGCAAAATATCTCCATGGTTACTTTTACAAAGTAAGACAGGAAAAAAGATGTTGAAAACTATGAATGATGAACAACTATCAATAATAGGAGATATTATTAGTCCCCAACACTGGATAGGCAGATTTAAAAAACTTCCTGCTGACGTTGAACTAGTCAAAGAAGTAATAGCGGAGGCAAAAATAGATGGATAATAAATTACATGCAGACATGTGGTTTCCTAGTATCTTGTGGAGTACAATGCTTGAAGACATAGATAATAAAGCACTAGTTGAGTATGCCAATCAATTAAGAAGCCAAGATAGTGAAGGGCAACATCATAGTAACAGAACAGGATATCATAGTACTTACATAGAAAACAGTAACAACAATGCTTATATTAAACTACTAGAAAGAATAAACAGTTGTGTAAATGAATGTGCAAAAAGTGTGCGATTAGGTGATGTAAAATTGGCAAACATATGGTTCATGATTAATGGCAAAGGAGCCTACAATATTCCACATACACATCCTGGATCAATTCTAAGCGGAGTGTATTATCCATATGCTATTCCAGGTATGGGTGCATTTGCATTTGAAAGAACAGACGGAGCAGAACACTATCTACCAACAGTTCCAGAACCTACTCCATTTAATGTAGGAAATTGGCATTATCCAAGTGAGACTGGAAAATTACTTATATTTCCAAGTTGGTTACGTCACCATGTAGAACAGAATCAGATAGATGAAGAAAGAGTAAGTATTTCATTTAATTTTTCTAGTACAAGGGAGTATCAAGATGCCTGATATAGATATAGATTTTTTAGATAGAGAAAAAGCATTATCTCATTTTAAACATGTTCGTGCAAGACGTGAAGATGATGGTAAGGTACTTAAACACAACACAGGAGTTTACATGCACGAGGTTCCTTTTGATCCTAAAAATAACTTGTGTAGTATAGAGTATGACAAAGCCGAAGATAACGGTTTGTTTAAACTTGATTTCTTAAATGTATCGTTATACAAAGGAATCAAGAACGAAGAGCACCTAACAAAATTAATGGATAAGGAACCACTATGGGAACTACTAGAACAGGACGATTTCTCAAACTTGCTCTTTCACGTCAACGGACATGGTATCATATTAAGAAAACTGAAACCAACAAACATACCACAGTTGGCAGCGGTACTAGCGATGATACGTCCGGCGAAGAGACATCTGATAGAAAAGACGTGGACGGACATTATGAACGAGGTGTGGACGAAGCCTAAAGGTAATGAATACTTCTTTAAAAAATCTCATGCAACAGCATATGCGGTAGCAGTTGTTGTACAAATGAACTTAATCTGCGAGCAATTATATGAACTATGAAATGAACGATTATAGAAAACCCCCTAAAAAACCTAAGTTAGGTAAATGGCCTTTTTGGGTTGTTCCTGAATTCTGGGCATTACAATACGTAACAAGACTTGCATTGGTATTGTTTGTCCTGCCATTCTTGTTCGGCATGGCACTAACACCCGGTGGTATATTCTTAATGTTTATAGTGTATGATTATGTGACTTACCGCTCACTTAAGACGGCTTTCGGACTAGAGTAATTGACTTACGTTTTATTCTTTTAATAATAATATTGTTTAAACTTGTAACCGGACCATGCAAAACTCTTACATCTTTTGAAGTAAAATTGCGTATTGTGTATGCAAACTGTTGTATTTCATTGCGTAAAAATATATTGATAGGAACTTGCCTGTTTGACTCCCACCACCATGCTTCTCCTAGCTCAAGCATCTTACTTTTCTCTTCATCAGTACTACACAATTCATAGTCATAGAAGCTCGTAACATTGCTGTCTTGGTTTATTATTATTCCCACATATTCCTTGTCAGAGTGTGTTAATACGCTAATAAACGGGAAGTTCTCTTGTAAATTTTTTGTTATTCTCATTCTTTTTTTAGATAGCTCTCATCGATAAATAGTATAAAGGTTCATGTTAAACATATGCAAATTAACTCAATATATTTATATCCAAACAAGTTGGATGTTTACACAAGTGACACAGCAACTTGGACTGCGGAGAGAAACAGAATGGTATACAATCGTAATCTAAAGGTCTATAGAGGATCAGACAATCGCATTGATCTGCAACTACGAAACGGCGATCAAAAAGCGTATAATGCTACAGGCAGCACTATTATTTTTAATCTAGTGAACAACGAGACGCAAGATTTAGTTGTAAGAAAAGATTGTAGTGTAGATGACATCAGTGTAGGCAGAGTATACGCTACTATTACAGAAGAAGAATTATTAGACATAGAAGCAGGATATTACTCATATAGTTTCCACAAAGAAACTAGAACTAACGTAGATAGTACTGATTACAAAGTTGAGTCAAAGACACCGCTATACATGGATAGTCAATACGGTGCTATTGGCACTATAGAAATAATAGGTGGTATGGAAGGTAAACCTTATGATACTAAAACTGTTGACACATTCAGAAAAATTACTAATTTTGATGTACCATCAGAGAAATCATCTGGAGATCCATTAGATAGTCCACGTCCAAACTTTGCACAAAATTATAATACATCAGGATACGAAGAATATTTTATTAGTAGCACAATAGAAGCAAATCCAAGAATGTCTACACCACAAAGTTTACACACATTCCAATTTTACTACAACAACTATATTGGAGATGTAATACTTCAAGGAAGTTTGGGAGAAGGTGGTAATCCAATTGAAGGATCATGGACAAATATTAATACATTTACAATCACAGCAGCCAATTTAAATGAATTCCATAATGTTACAGGAAAGTATAATTGGTTTAGAATTAAGCATACTCCGGACGAAAATAACACAGGAACAGTTGACAAAGTATTATATAGATAGTATAATACATGTATGACTTTGGTTCTAGATACATTTCAGACACTTATTCCGCCTCGGGCAAAAAGTAATCCAAGCGGTTGGACTAGTTTTAATGCTCCGTGTTGCCATCATCGCGGACATAGTACTGACAAGCGTAAGCGTGGTGGACTTAGATTTGATTCAGGTGTAGTTTTTAACTGTTTCAATTGTAAGTATACTGCTAGTTGGCAACCTGGCAGACCGTTATCTGAAAAGTTTAAATCTTTATGTAGATGGCTAGGCGCATCAGAAGATACTATCAATGTTATGATATTCGAAGCATTGAAAACAGAATCTCCTGAATACACGCCAAGAGAATCACAAGTCAGGATATCATTTGCAGAAAAGAAACTTCCTGATAACAGTTTGCCAATTGCTGAATGGCTCGACTCCGACTTTGCTGGCAATAAAAAACTTGAAGAAATGTTTGCAAAAGTTGTTGCATATATCTATGACAGAGGATTTGATCCAACAAGTAAAGACTTTTATTGGAGCCCTCAAGAAGGATACCAAGACAGAGTAATAGTTCCTTTCTATTACAAAGGTAAAACAGTTGGTAACACAGCAAGAAAGGTAAGAAGCGGAAGGCCTAAATATCTAAGTGATCATCACAATAGTTTTGTATATAACATTGATGCACAAGAAGAAGATCAGAAATATATATTTGTTACAGAAGGTCCTTTCGATGCATTATCTGTCGATGGTGTAGCATTACTTACAAACAATGTAAGCGAGCAACAATATAGAATTATCCAAGGACTAGGACATGAAGTAATTGTTATTCCAGATCAAGATGAAGCAGGAATAAACTTAATTAATAAGTCAATTGAATATGGTTGGAGTGTTGCTTTTCCTAATTGGGAAGATGATGTTAAAGATATAGCAGACGCTGTAATAAAGTATGGTAAACTATTTGTTATGATGGATGCTATTAAAACTGCACAAGCAGGATCAATAAAACTTAACATGGCAAAGCAGAAGTTTAAGAATAAGTTGGAGAAAATAAATGAAAAAGCAACTATGTAATATATGGAATAAAGTAAAAAAATACTTTACAGATATATATTTTAAATTTAAGATGAGAAAAAAGATAAAGGAAATGAAAAGGAAAGATCCGTTTATCTACAAATAACAAGAATGGAAAGGATACATCGAATGAAGAATGAGTTTCAAGTAGGAATATTTGAAGTATTCAAGAATTTACTAAAAGGAAATAGTATAACCTTAGCACTAATATATACAGCAGGACATGTTATAATAGCAATGAATGTTGTGTATTGGATGACAGGCGCAAGTCTTTTCGAAGCAGGATTAGTTGCTTTGGTTGAGCCAAGTATCAACGGCGTTTGGTTTTACATTTTACATAAACTATGGAAAAAATATAACACATGATAAGTTGGGGCATAAGTGCCAATAGTCACGATGGTTCATTAGCAGTATTTGATAATAACGAATTAGTATTTGCTAGCCATACAGAAAGATTTAGCGGGTTAAAAAATGATCCGCACCTTAATAAACCATTGCTTGATTATGCAAGACAGTGGGGAGAACCTAACGAAGTGATATGGTATGAGAAGCCATTTAAGAAAACTGTAAGACAACTGTATGCTGGGCAAGGCTGGAACTGGAACGAAAACAATGTTAAAAGTTATCTAAAACAATTTAACATTAATGCACCCTTAGGTTACAGTAACCACCATGAAAGTCATGCAGCCGCAGGATATTACACTAGCGGATTTAAAGATGCAACTGTTATAGTTCTTGACAGTATAGGTGAATGGGAAACTTATACTATCTGGGAAGGTAACGGAGACAAACTTAAGAAAGTATACTCACAAGAATATCCACACAGTGTAGGATTGTGGTATAGTGCAATGACACAGCGAGTAGGATTAAAGCCTAATGAAGATGAATATATTCTAATGGGAATGGCTGCATACGGAGATCAAAGAGAACACTATCATCATATGCGAGAAACATTCTTTGAACTTGGGCCGCACGATCACTGGACCTTTCCTGATGTAAAATTTAAACACAATTTACATAGAGGATGTAAATGGTATAGAGAAGGATACAATAAATGGACTGACAAACTTAATATTGCAGCAGCAACGCAAAGCATATACGAAGATATATTCATAGGGATAGTTGAACATTGCTTTAACAAATATAAAAGTAAAAATTTAGTTGTAATGGGCGGGTGTGCATTAAACTGTAAGGCAAATAGCAAAGCATCTGCATATTATAAAAATGTATGGATAATGCCTAATCCAGGCGATGCAGGTAGTAGTGTTGGTGCTGTATTAGCACACAAAGGCAAACATATTAAATGGCAAAGTCCTTATTTAGGATACGACATAAAAGGTGAATATCCTGTAGATAATCTATTTAAAAAACTTAAAAGTACAGGTATGGTAGGTGTTGCAAATGGAAAAGCAGAGTTTGGGCCTAGAGCATTAGGCAATAGAAGTTTACTTGCAGATCCGAGAGGGCAGGACATGAAGGACAAAGTAAACTCAATAAAGAAAAGACAAAAATATAGACCATTTGCTCCGGTAATTTTGGCAGAACATGCTGAACAATATTTTTATGGTGATGTAGGACCATACATGCAATTTACATCTAAATGTAGAAAAGCAAAAGACTTTCCTGCAATTGTACATGTAGACGGAACAAGTAGAGTGCAAACTGTTGGTAAAGATGATAATACAGGTTTACGAGAACTTTTGGAAAGATGGTATGGCAAGACTGGATGCCCAATGTTACTTAACACTAGTCTAAATATCAAAGGAAAGCCGATGGTTAATAACGAAAAGGATGCAAAAAAGTTTGCTCATAAGTACGGTGTGAGTGTATACTAATAGAATAATTATGTATGAAGGTAAAGAAAATTAATGGCTGATACTAAAAATTACGATTACGAAGTCCAAAAAGTTTATTTAGAAATGATGCTGGCTGACGCAGAAACATTTGTGCGTTGTCAAGGTATCTTTGATCATACACTATTTGACAGAAAATTGCAAGATGCTGCAGAGTTTGTAAATGAATACACAAAGCAGTATAGTGTAATGCCTGACTTTGAAACAGTAAATGCAAGTTGCAGAACTGATTTGAAAGCACCAAAAGAACTTAAAGAAGGACATCTACAATGGTTAATGGATGACTTTGAAAGTTTTACAAGGCACAAAGCACTAGAACGTGCAATTATTAATTCAGCAGATTTATTAGAAAAGAATGACTATGGATCAGTAGAAGCCATGGTTAAAGATGCAGTTCAAATTGGACTGGCACGTGACATGGGTACAGATTACTTTTTAGATCCAAGAGCAAGACTTATGGGACTTAAAGATAAGAACGGACAGGTTAGTACTGGTTGGGATACCATGGACAGAAAACTGTTTGGTGGTTTTAACAGAGGCGAACTGAATATTTTTGCAGGTGGATCGGGTGCAGGTAAAAGTTTATTCTTAGCAAACTTAGGTGTTAACTGGGCACTACAAGGATTGAATGTTGTTTACTTAACACTTGAACTTAGTGAGCAACTTGTAAGTATGCGTGTGGATAGTATGGTAACAGGTATTACTACAAGAGACATTTTCAAGAACATTGACGATGTTGAAATGAAAGTTAAGATGATTGGTAAGAAGTCGGGTGCATTACAAGTTAAGTATATGCCTAGTGGTAAAACTACAAACGATATTAGAGCGTATTTAAAAGAGTATGAAATTAAAGTAGGCAAGAAAGTAGATGTATTATTAGTAGACTACTTAGACTTGTTGATGCCTGTAGGTAAAAAAATTAGTGCAGAGAACTTGTTTGTTAAAGACAAGTATGTATCAGAAGAACTTCGTAACCTAGCAATGGAATTACAGTGTGTGTTTGTAACTGCGGCACAGTTGAATAGAGGTGCAGTAGAAGAAGTAGAGTTTGATCACTCGCACATAAGTGGCGGACTTAGTAAGATTCAAACAGCAGATAATGTAATAGGTATCTTTACAAGTAGAGCAATGCGTGAACGTGGACGTTATCAATTACAACTTATGAAAACACGTTCTAGTAGTGGTGTGGGACAAAAAGTAGATTTAGAATTTAACATTGAGACACTAAGGATTACTGATCTTGATGAGGATGAACAAGAAGCAACGAACGGTAACAATAGAGGCAGCAGTAGTATAATAGATAGCATTAAAAGAAAAACAGAAGTACAAAACACCCAAGATCCTACAAATGATGATCCAACACAAGGAGTATCAGTAGGTAAAATCAGAGGCAAAGTAGAGTCAACAAAATTGCGTGAGATTTTGAATAATATGGGTGATGATGATGAGGAACACTAAAGTTACATTGTACCAATGGACCGGAAATAATCATCCAGACGAATACTTTGATATAGATTGGCCGG